ATGATACAATTACAGTTGCTGGTGCATTAGGTGTAACACTAAATGGTACAGCTACTATATCTGCAGGTGACAGCAAGCGGCTAAAGAAAACCGCAACTGACACGTGGTTTATCTATTAGGATTACAATTAAATTAAATACAATCAAATAAAATGGAAATCAAACAAGTAGAAAAAATCGAAGCGTATGAGCTTGACGATTTAAAACAAAAGCACGAAGCAAGGCAAAAAACCATAGTTGATATGGCAAATAACTTCGTAGCAGAACAGCAAATCATAGCCAACAAGCCACGACTTATGCGACTACACGCACAAACAGAATCCGATTACGAGAACGCAATGACTTTAATAAGCGAAAAGTATGGGTCTGGCGTATCTATCAATTTAGATAACGGTGAAATTACCAGAATTTGATTCGCAGAATAGCAATAGGGTCTGATTACAAAACAGCCATGCACTACATTGTGGGGCAGTCTGTGCTAAATGATACCTATAAAATACATTTAATAAAACAAATGCAGAGGCAACTTTCTTTAAAGAGAATTTGAATAAGGTTAATCAAGAATTAGTTGTAGTAAATGCTGAAGTTGATAAATTAGTAAAAGGTCAAAAAGATTCAGCAAATGCATCAAAAGAAGCTGCTAATGCATTAAAGCAACAAAATAAAGAATGGGAGCAATTCCAAGAACAAACAAGTGAAGCAAATAAAAGACTTGCTGAGTTTTATGCAAAACAATTAGATAATCAAGCGTTAAAAAATAGAACTGAAGAACTAAAAAGACAAGCAGAAGCACAAAAGCAATTAACAAAACAAACATTAGAATCTGCAAATGTACAAATGCAAATGGATGCACAAGAATTTAATCCATTAGCACAAATAAGCAAAACAACTGATCCTCTAAAAATAGAGCAAGATATACAGTTTAATCAAGGTAAAAAACTTGATTATTTAAAATCTCAATTTGAGAATTTACAAACTGTGTTTGATAAAACAAAAGCAGGTATTGAGTCATCACTTGTTGAACCATTTAGTTTGTTGTTTGATAACTTAACAACTAAAGGTAAAAGTGCATTTGAAGGATTTGGTAAAATGGCAATAAGTATAATTAAAAAAATTGCCACTCAATTAATTGTTAGTGGTATAGCTAATTTACTTACAAATTTATTATTCCCACAAGTTGGCGCAGCTAAAGGTATTATGTCAACACTTTCTTCCTTTACAAAAGGTGGTGGATTTTTAGGATTTGGTGGCGTAGCAAATCCTTCATTCGTAGGAGTAGGAGCAGGTCAATTAGGAATGAGTGGAAGTGTAAATATGGTTTTGAGAGGTAGTGACTTAGTGGGGTCAATTAATCGTACAAATTCAACAATTAACAGAGTTGGCTAAAGCAGAAAAATATCGTTATAGCTTCAAGACACTTGAGGGTCAGACTTGCACAGTAAGATTTGATTTTGAAGGGTTTGTTGGCACATCCACTACTTTGGTAGGTGCTGATCAACCATTCACACTTGGTGAGTTTAATACTGATGAAAATATATTTAAGCCGATAAGGGCGCAATTGGCAACAATGAACATAATAGGGTCATCAAGTGGTGTAACTACTAATGACTTTATGATGGACAATGATGATGATGTTATTGTTTATTTTGATTTTGGTTCTTGGACAAATTATTGGATGGGATATTTAACTCAAGATGATTTTCAAGAGACTTGGATTGATACCAACCATATATTGACACTAAGAGCAACAGAAGGTCTTGGTTTGCTAAAGGAAACTAAATTATCTAACAATGGAGCAGAGTTAATTGGTACTTTTACTCCATTTGAGATTATTGAATATGCAATGCAAGGCGCAGTTCAAAATTTTGTAGATTATAGAATTTATTCAAATTTATTCCATGATTCAATGAATGATGGAAATACTTATACAGGTTTTGATCAATGCGAAATAGAAGCAAAGACATTCCAAATAGATGTACTTGAGTATGATGATTCTTATACTGCGATTGAGAAGCTAAATACAGCTTGGAATCAGACTATTTATATGTATAGGGGTAAATGGGTAATATTTAGGATTGAAGAACTTTATTGTCCAACAACACAAAACATTAGAGGATTTAGGTCAAATGCATCTACAAGGACATTAATTAACACAAGATATGATGTTAATGTTGGTGTTGGTCAAAGCATTAAGCCTATTACACCAGAAATGCTAAGATTTTTAATAAGAAGAACAAAGCAAGATATAGTACAAAATAATTATGAACCAATAAATGAAATAGTTCAAAATGGTTCATTCGCGAGAGGTTCTTTTATTATTGAGATAGGTAATTACAAATCTTACAATTTAGATAGTTGGACATGGCAAGAAGGTGGCACAAGTGGTGCGCCTGCTTTTACTACTGCAACAACTCCAAGCACAGGGTCATTATCAAGGCTTGAGGTTTATGATGGTTCTTATGGTGTTTTAGAGGATAATTATGTAAGATTTGACTCTGCTATTGCATCATCAAACGCTGTTTATAGATGGATTAAGTCAACAAATGTTGAAATATTAGAAGGCGAAAAAATTAAGTTTAGTGTTGACACAAGATATAAGAATGTATTTACAGATGATGGGATGAAGCGACAAGCCTACATTCTTTTATATGGCACTACTAATAAATACTATTTAAAAGAGGATGGAACTTGGATACAAACCAATAGTACATTTAGTACAAATGAAAATTATTTAGGCACATCATATTTAACGGCAGGAGACCCATTGTTTAGTGATTGGATTACATTAAGCGTAGATTCTCAACCAGCACCACAAGCTGGATATATAAATATTATACTATTGAATGATTTTAGGACTTGGGAAGTTGGCGGTCAAGAGTCTTATTATAAGTCATTGCAAGTACAAATATTGTCTGGTTTCAATGGTCAATTTGATATTGATATAACAGGCGTTCAATCAATCTTTACAAAAGCTGACACGCTAAAGATGGTTGATAGTAGTGAAATATATTTAGATGATAGCTTTTCAAATAATTACAAAGGGGCATTATTAGAGACAGATGGGGTTACTTTAACAGATAGGCAATGGCATAGATATAGATATTCTAATGAAATATTAGGATTTAGAAAAGAAAATGCAATAGCACATTGGCAGTTTAATAGATTTGATAGAAATAAAATTGATGCCAATTTTTATGGTTTGACATGGAATAGTGGCACAGAACCAATTGGTTTAATTAACACATTTAAATTTGTTGATGATGACCCAGATAAAGTATTGGTAACAGCAGATAAAACACCCCCTACTCCTGCATCTCCAGTTTGAAAGAATCCTTTCAATTGCAAACCAAGTACATCAAAGAAACCGCCTGTTTTTAATTTTGCACCTAACTCAAGCTGTTCTTTTGCTGACTTTGATATAAGTTCTCTTATTGAGTCAGCCTTGCCCTCAAGTTCTAATTGTAGTGAAAATAGCTTTATTCTTTTTGCTATCTGATCATTTACTTTTCCAGTTGCTATTTCTTCTTGACTTATCCCTAATAAAATACCAGGATACTTTTTATTTAATTCATCATAAGCACCATTTCTTTGTTGTAATGATGAATTAGTTGAAGTAAGTATTCCACTTAAAGAATTAAGATTTGCAACTTCTCCTGCTATCTCTCCATTAGATTTAGCATATGCTAAATTCAAGGAATTTTGTAAATCTTTTTGCTTTACTTGTAATCCAAATATATCGGTTACGGCTGCGCCTAATGAACCATAAGATTGTACAAGACCTGTTATTCCTGCAATTGCAGCACCAAAGGCAAATGATAAACCTGCTGGCCCCGCTAATGCAGTACCAAGTGATTTAAATGCATTTTTTACACCTCCACTTTCTTTACTCAATTGAGTAAAAGAATCAATTACAAATGGTAAGTTATTTTGAATTGCTACAAAACCAAATGGTAAATCTCTCGCTACTTGGTTAAGTGAAAATAATGCATTTGTGCCATTTGCTACACCTTTGGGTAATTGATCAAGTCCTACCTTTTTAAGATTTACAAGACTTGTTTCAAGTGATACAATTTGTTTATTTGTTTCTACAATAGCAGCACCAGTCTGAGTTTTTAATGAATTTCTCAGTCTCTTTAATTCACCATCAACTTCACTAATAGATTTAGTGAATTTTGTGATATCAGCACCTATCTCAAAAACAAATGGACTTGAACTCATTTACCCAACCTTTTAAATATTTCTCGCATCTCATCATCACTCATCACATTGCCACTTTCTTCATCTCCTGGCAACTCCCACAATGCTTCTGGTGTTTTTGGTGCGGTCTTTGGATCACCCATTAACCGCACCATTGTAAACATCAAAAGTCTTGTTTGCTTATAAGTGTCAACCTTTCGGCTTTCACTTCCTCTTATCATTAAAGAAAACTCTCTCGGACTTATTGCATAGAAATCATTCGGCAGTAAACACAAGTCACCAAATGCAAATGCTTCTATTTCTTCCCACGAGTAATCTTTTTTTTTGGTTGTTCTTGTGTTTGAGTTTTCTTAATAAAATCACTTTCAGACCACAAGTTTACAACCTTTTTTATCTCCTCAAGAGTAGCTTCATTTTTCAAATTAGATTCAATCCAATCAACTATTTCTCCAAATGATAATGATGGCTCAACATCTTTTATTAAACAATTATTGTAATAACCACTATAAATTATATGTGATATTCCAATTTCATTTAATCCATCATCATTAAATGCTACTCCTTCTACAAATCTGGTTTGAAGGTATCTAAAAGATGCCATCCCAAATTTTAATCCAATTTTAGTGTCGTTGATAGTAATAGTAGTATAGTTCATTTTATGCAGTTATGTCAAGAGTACCATTTGAGTTGATTGTACCAGAGAAGTTGATGAACTCAGTAGTTGATTGGTTAAGTGTAAGAGATGTAATATAACCACTAAAAGCATGGTAATATGATGCACCTGCACTTGATCCACTAACAACTGGGTTTTGAACTCTTACCGCAATCAAAGTCTTATTTACCATTGCTGAAAGCAAATCCTCATAAGAAATTTGAGAAACGCTTGGAGAAACTTCACAAATTGCATCAAAGTCAACACTCATTGTTGGCTCTGCTACACTTGTAAAAGCACCACAGTTTGTTTGCTCGGTTGTTGAATCAACAGTTGTATTAACTGATGAAGTACGCAGACATACAAGATTTTTGTATGATGACCCATTGGCTACATCTATTTCAATGTTTTGCAAAGACCCTTGAATTTGTCCCATTTTATTTTATTTTTGATTCACTAAATTACTAATTGTTATTATCTTTCTCGCAACAAAATTTTCTCCATCTCTCAATGGCAAATAACTTGATGAAGTTCTTTGCATTGGATAAACCTCAAAATATATATCACTAAACCCATTTACTTGTGTGTCAGGTATAAGTATATTTAATATCTGAGATGATATATTGTCAACAATTGAATTATCATAAACTCTATATTGCTCACTAAATATATCAATTGTTACATCAACACTATTACCAAATGAGTTATTTGTATTAACTGCTACCTCATTAATTGATGAAATTACTATATAGTTTTGAGGTGTTGTAGTAAAAGGTTGTTGACCATAAACAGGCACATTTTTACCGCCATAGGTAATGTTACCATTTAAGGCATTTATATATATAGTTCTTAAATTATTTGAACAATCAAGCATTATACTGATCTTTTTTCATTAATTAGATTCTCAATTGTCTTAGTCAAACTTGGAATATATGCCAAAATACTTGGTCTCATATATGGTCTTGGCAACAAATTTACTTGTTTTATTCCTTTTCCCTTATATTTTGATGCTACACCATCCCAAGGCTCACCATTTGATACAAAGTATTTACCAGTTCCAAATTCAACATATGCAGCGTAATCAGTTTGAGCAACCAATTCATATGACATAAATTGCTCTTTCTTTAAGCTAATTGAACTCCTTAACCTTCCTGTGTCAACAGGACACATATTTTTGGCACTTGTAGCCATCAATTCACCATGTGCTGCAATCTCTTTGTCCATCATTGCAGATATCTCATTGACAGTCTTTTTATACTCATTGAGCATATCTCTAAATCTGCCTTCATTGATATTTAGGTTAAACCCACTCACTATATCACAACCTTTTTATATTGGTGATAATTCAAACCATCCCAAGATGGAAACTCAGTCATTCTGTTTCTTGGGTCATTATTCATCTTCTTACCCCTATTCTCATAAGACCAAGCTACCAAAGTAAGTATGTCAGTTGCCAAGTCCTCTGGGATTGAGTTATATCCACATTGATACTTTATCACATAAATCCCTGGTGAATATAGCCAAATTTTACCGCCTATAATTTCATACTCCTCATTTTTTGTCAATACCTCGTAAGTGTTCATTCCAGTCTTAATCTTAACCTCATCCACACACCCCAACGGCCCATAAGGTACATCAATAATCCAAAATCCTTGGCTCTGTGGAGTCAACTCAACGTTTATCCTTACTGACTTGTTAACCAAAGAGCATCCGGTCAGCTTCTCAATATGCACCCTTGCAGCATTAAGCAAGTCACCAATCAGCACATCATCGGTGTCGTAATTGGTTATACGCAACCAATTCTTAGCATCGGTAAGGCTAACTGGTTCTACAACCGCGTCAGCTAATATTGTTATGCCGTCTATATATGTCATCTTTAATTATATTTATTAACACTTTCTCTGAACCAGGATTCAAACTCATCAAGCGTTTTTCTTGTGTCAAACTCTCTTGATCTCGCTTTGGCTTTTCTTGAGGCCCATGAATAGGCTTTTTTGTCATCCAACTTTGTAATCGCTTCAACCCAGTCTTTAACATTGTTCCTATCTTTAATATAAATCCCTGCCTTGTCACAATTCTCTTTCAACCCAGGTGTATCAGTACAAATTACCGGAATCCCACTACACATCGCCTCTGTTGCTGTCCTTCCCCAACTCTCATACTTTGATGGCATGAGAAGTATCCTTGTCTTAGCGTACCATTGCTTAATATTAGGCGAATTAGGCACATAAGTTACATTTGGTAGGCTTTGAGTTATTTGTTCATCATATGATCCCAAAACGCCTAAAAATGACTTGTGTGGCATTGCCCTTGCAATCTCGCCAAATATCTTACCGCCTTTGTTTTCGTTTAAGTTTATTAAAGTGATATATTCTGACTTCTCAGGCTCATTCTCCAAATCATAGTAATTGTAGTCAACTGGCGGAGTCACTATAAAATTACTAAATTTATAATTCAAAAGTTCTTTTAACCATAAAGAATTGTATATTATGTGCTGTTTTTTCTCCGCATCAATAATCTCTGGGTATGGATGACTATTGTGGATAAGATGAAAAACAGGCTTTTTATACATCTTTGCTGTATGAATTGTCCACCTTGTGTAGTCCAAATGGGTAAAAATAGCATGACCCCACCTAAATAGACCCTCTATCACAGTTGGCGTTGGAGGAAAAACATCAATGCCATCAAATACATAATTGTTCCTAATCTTGTACCTGTTGGCATCGTGCAAAAGTATCCTCACATGATGACCTTTAGATTGTAGGTCTTTTAGCATAAAGTGAAGCATCCATTCTGCACCGCAGTTATGCTCTGGAGGGTAAAGATGGACTGAAGCTACAATATTCATAATTTTAGTATTATATCCGCGCCAACAACTTGTCCTTTATACTTCGGATATTTAATTAGTAATTCTGTGTAAAAAGTATCACTTATGTAGTGATTCTCAAATTTAAGTTCTTTTACGTTATACTTGTTTAAATCAATCGTTTTTAATATTCTTTCATCACATCCCTCTGTGTCTATTTGCAAATAATGTATATCTTTTATATCATATAATATACAAAACTGATCAAATGTAATTGCACTTATTTCTATTGTTTCTAAAATATTTTTAGGTACTTCTTTTAAATATTTATTTAAGGGAATATTATTTTCAACCAATGAACTACATCCATCTAAAAAAGATTCTTTTGGTAAAAATTCTGGTTTTACAAATGCCATTTGAACACTTGCATTATTATCTAAAATAAATAAATTATAAGCATTTGCATTTGACAATTGCTTTATATTCTCTTTTAACTTTTCAAAATAGTATGGTACTGGCTCAATAAAATATGCTTGATAGTCTGTTTCATCTTTAAGTCTATCAAAAATATTGTCATGGCTTATGCCATCCATTGCACCAATAATTACATAATTTTTCATCTATATCAATTTAGCTGCCGAGTCATCAAATATTCTTGTGTAGTCAACATATCCATTCCACAAATCGCTTTGGTGTGGCTTCTGCCACGCAATCATGGGTTTAATAATATAAGTATTTCCTCTTGGGTGTATAAATGTCTTTAACCAATCATCAAACATAATGCTTGTATCGGTGTATCCTTTGCAAAGTTCTTTTGGGTTGTTGTACATCACAGCGTGTGTTGTCCATGCACCAAATGTCTTGTAAAGGTTCTCGCTATACTTCTCAATAGGAGCAATCAAATTTGCCCCAAGATAGCACAATTCCCAATCACTTGGTAATTGAGATACAGCCTCCTCAAAGTGAGTAAAATCCCTAATTTCAACATCATCTTCAAAGAGCAATAGTACACCATTTGTACTATTCATTATTTTTTGCATTGATAGGTTAAAAGATGTCTTTGCGTTTTCATGTGGAACAGCATAAACAACCTCACCACTCAATGAGTTTCGATGCATCTCTTTCAATGCACCATAAAGCATTTTTGAGTTATTAGTAGATAGTATTTTTACTTGCATAGTCCAAAGTTAAAAAAAAGGGGCGATAAGAATACCGCCCCCCAAAATATACACTTTAAAAAAACAACCTACTTAGATTGCTCCATAAACCGATGCCGAAGGTTGGAACTGAAGGAGTTCACAACGAGCCTCGCAACGGAACGTCAAGAGATTCTTGATAAAGTCATCTTGATCAAACTCTGTGCTACGAACATTCAGACCAGATTGTTGTGCAATTGCATACTTGGTAGTATCCATTACATACATCTTAGAAGCTGTAACCAAAGAATGAGGGATAACAGGAATACCAACGATTCTTACATTACCATTGTTGTCGATAACCATTCCACCAGGTACTGAGTAGTCAGAAGGCTTGGTTTTCAACAGACCAGCCCAACCAGCGTGTGTAGTCAAGGCAAGGTTTGGAGTCCAGTTCAAAGCACCCAACTGAGCAACATAATCAATGAACTTCTCGGCTGTGTTAGCACCAGAAGAAACACCAGCAGTTGCAGAAGATGCAATGGCATTCAGATAATAAGTATCTTCTGCCTTTTGGAAATCTTCAATCAAAGACTGCTGAAGGTATGCTTGCAAGAATGGCAAGTCATCGATCATCTGACGGCTAACTTTAGCGTAACCAGCGATGAAAGAAAGAGCAGTGTTTACAACTGTTACATCGTAATCAACTTGAGGCTTATCAGAACCTTCAGTTTGCTTACCGAAAGAACCTTCACCTACTGGAGTGTTACCACGAGGGAAAGATACAGAACCGGTAGAAACAGGGATGATGTTGAATACAGAACGCAAGTGAGGGTTAACATAAGACCTCATGTAAGCGTTGTCAACATAAGAGGTATAAACAGAACCAGTCAGGTTAGTACCGATGGTCATTGTTTGTACAGCCTTAGCATCCATCTCATAGATGAAACCTTTACCATTTCCACGAGCAGCAGATTTGATATCGCTCCAACCTTTCTCGATTGCAGAACCAATCTCGTTCTTAATGTTCATGATATGCTCACCATAAGAAGTTGCAACTTTTGCACTTTCTTTAGCTTGCAATTTGCCAAAAGATGCTTTAGCCTCAAGAACTTCGTTCCTTGCTTCAT